CCCGCAGGTGTATTTGTACCCTGTGACGCCAAACAGCAACTACAAGTTGGTGTATTACCGGATTCGTCGAATCCAGGATGCTGGGGCGTACACCAATACGTCGGATGTCAACTGGCGTTTCTTGCCTTGCCTGGCGTCAGGGCTTGCTTATTTCTTGTCTTTAAAGTTTGCACCTGACCGGATTGGTGCGTTGAAGAGCCTTTATGATGAAGACTTCCAACGTGCGGCAAACGAGGACAGGGATACGGCCAGCACATATTTTGTGCCGCAGATAGCGACGATCTAAAATGGTCTACGCGGCAGGTAAATATGCCTTAGCCCTTTGCGATTACTGCGGTCAGCGGTACAGGCTGACCCAGCTTCGCATCAATTGGCGTGGATTTAAGGTTTGCCCGGACGATTACGAGCCAAAAGAGCCACAAATCCAGCCATTGAAGTATCATGGCGATGCGTTTGCACTTGATGGGCCTCGGCCAGATCGGAGGGAGCCATTGTCCGTGTTTGTTGGTGCTCCAGGCTTTTCATCTTTTCAGAGTTTTGGGACGGCGCGTAATACAAACGATATGCGGCCGTATATTTCTGGCCCTGCGTTGATTTCGCAGGTTGTGGTCGGTTCTGTGACGGTGACAACAGCATGACCTACGACGAGTTAGTCACAAACATTCGAAATTACGCGCAGGTGGGTGATACTGAGTTCACCGACGCGGTCATAAACACGTTTATCACGTTTGCGGAAAACCGCATCATGCGTGAGATTGACCTGGACGTGTTCAAGAAAGAGATGACGGGCAACTTGACGGTTAACAATCGGTTTTTGACCGCTCCGACAGAAATGTTGACTCATCGGTACTTGCTGATTAAAAACTACACAACTTCGACTCAAGTATTTTTGGACTTTCGGGACACGTCCTTTATGAAGGAGTACTGGAAAGACCAAACGGTGACTGGAACGCCTAAGTATTTTGGGGTTTGGGACCAAAACACGTTTTATGTAGCTCCAACTCCCAATCAAAATTACGTTGTGGAACTGGGGTTTATTTATCGGCCGGCCCAACTATCCTCGATTAATACAACGACTTGGATTAGCACGAATGCGCCAGAGGCGTTGTTCTATGCCTGCATGATCCAGGCGTACAGTTATTTGAAAGGGCCGGCGGACATGCAGGCCTATTTTGAGAACAGTTACAAACAGGCTGTCAGTGGCCTGGGTGTTGAGCAGCAGGGCCGCCGCCGCCGCGATGAGTACCGCGATGGAATGATGCGGATTCCGCTTAAATCTGATTCACCGGGTCCGTAATGGCTTTTTCAGGCAATTACATTTGCACCAGTTTCAAGGTGGAGCTTTTGAAAGGCGTGCATAATTTTACGCCTGGGACGGGGAACACGTTCAAGCTTGCCTTGTATAACCAGTTTGCTACCCTGGACGCAGGCACGACTGCGTACACTTCTACAAATGAGATCGCTGCTTCTGGTGCTTATACCACGGGCGGAGTGGCCTTGACCCCTTACATTCCAACGTCAGCCAATACGACAGCTTACGTAGATTTTGTGGATTTGTCCTTGGGTGGTGTGACAATCACGACGTATGGGGCTTTGATCTATAATAGTTCTGCCGCAGGTAACCCTGCGGTCTGTGTTTTGGATTTCGGCGGCGCTCGGACAACGACGGCCGGCGGAGTCTTAAACATTGTTTTCCCAACAGACGACGTTACGTCTGCAATCATTAGAGTGTTTTAAATATCATGCTAGTCAATACAATTCACGGTGAAATGGATGACTCTCTCCTGGTCAGGAAAGACGGGTCAGTAGACAACGATATTGAGTACACCACTTGGACTGAGTATTGGCTTGACGATGAGTTGGTTCATCGTTCCGTTCACGTTACTTTGAAAACTTCTCCTCCGCTGTTCGCAGAAGCAGCGTCACTATAAAGGCATATCATGGCAAATACTCAATCCATGTGTACATCGTTCCTTGGGGAATTGATGACTGCGACTCATAACTTTGGTGCTTCGCCTGTTCGCGCAGCGTCCACAGCTGACACCTTCAAAGCTGCTTTGTATCTAGCAAGTGCTACGATTAATGCAGGCACGACGGTGTATACGACTACCGGCGAGGTTACAGGTACAAACTACACGGCTGGCGGCGTAACAATAACAAACGGTACTGCTCCAACGTCGACTAACTCTTCGGCTACGGCAGGAGTTGGGTACTGGACGCCTTCGGCTTCGATTACTTATACAAACGTCACATTGTCTACGGCGTTTGATACGGTGTTGGTTTACAACTCGACGCAGAGTAATAAAGCAGTCAGTGTTCACACGTTTGGTTCTCAGACGATAACGGCGGGTACGTTTGTTTTGACCATGCCAGCCAACTCGACGACTAACGCACTTCTTCGCCTGTCTACTACTTAATTACCATGAAGATAGATTTTGAGTTTGACACGCCTCACGGCGTCTTTCGTGACGCCCTTCACTTTTATGGCGACATCATCCCGTCAGATGCAGAGATTGAGGAGATGAAACAGCAACGCCTGAACAACTGGCTTGCTGTAGTCGCCCCGCCTCCAGAAACTCCACCGGAGTAAAGAATGGCGGATCGCTACTGGGTTGGTGGGACGGGTAGCTGGGATACTACAACCACCACAAATTGGTCCGCAAGTTCTGGCGGGGCTGGCGGGGCAAGTGTGCCTACGTCAGCCGATAACGTCTTCTTTGACCAAGCCGGTACTTATACCGTCAACCTAACGGGCGCTTTGACCTGTTTGGACATCACGGTGTCAGCAGGTACGGTTACGCTTGCTAACGGCACCTCCCCTTCCATGAACGTCGCTGGTTCCATGTCTTTGGTGGCTGGGACGGTGTGGAGTTCTACTGCAAATGTCACGTTTAGCTCTACTACCACTGGTAGGGTAGTGACTACTAATGGCGTTTTAATTCAGTCAAATAATTTTATATTTAATGGTATAGGTGGTGGATGGACGCTTGGCAGCGCCCTTACATTCAACCTGGGAAATCTGCAAGTTTTGGCTGGAAGTTTTAGCACATCGGCAACTGGGTATGCTATTACCTTACCTTCTGGTCAACTTTTTCTAAACTCTTCATCGGTTAGAAGCGTAAATTTAAACAGCTCTACAGTTTCTTTTGGAGTTAACTCTGCTTCGGCTTTGGCGATGAGCACAGCAACAAACCTAACATTTAATGCTGGTACAAGCCAAATTAATCTTACTGGCTCAAGCTCGGGAATTAACGCTGCCGGCAACGCTTTTACTTTTTATAATGTATCTTTTACTTCCGCAGCCGTAGGGCAGTTTACAATTTCCGGTACAAATACATTTAATAATCTAACATTTTCAGGACCAGCATCAGCAGGAAGCAAAACTGTTTTTTTTAACGCTGGACAAACAATCAATGGCGTTTTGTCCACAACAGGTACAGCAGGTAATCGCAGAGTACTACTTAGGACAGACACAGGCACAATTGCTTATACTCTTACCATCAACGGCACCCCAAGCCTGACTGACGCGGACTTTCAAGACCTATACGTTATAGGTACAGCAGCGCCTATTTCTGGAACTCGGCTTGGCAACCGTGGCGGCACCAGCGGGATTACGTTTACATCAAAAACCGTATATTGGGCTACAGCCGCAGGTGGAGGCTGGTCTGGAACCAATTGGGCGGCAAGTGTTGGCGGGGCGGTATCAGATGACAACTTCCCCCTCCCACAAGACACCGCAACTATTGTTAATACTGGGTTAAATACTAGCGCAGGCGTCACGTTTGATGGCGCTCTTAGTACGCTTGCAGTTTCCGGCATAGATATGTCTGGCAGAACCAATGCCATGACGTTTACCATAGGTTCAATTGCTAATATTTATGGGAATTGGACAAATGGGGCTGGTACGACTATTAGTGGGTCCGCAGCATTAACATTTTCTGGGCGAAACACACAAACCATCACTAGCGCAGGAAAAACGTTTAATTCGTCAATTACTATTGGCTCTATCGGTGGAACAGTTCAGCTTGCAGATGCGTTCGATATCGGGTCTAACACGCTTACCGTAACCAACGGAACGTTTACCACTAACGGATACGCCGTAACAGCATCTACGTTATCGTCTAGCAATTCTAACGTTCGCGCAATTAATTTAGGAGCAAGTACAGTTACTTTAACTCTTGCTGGAACGTCTTTGTCTTTTGGTACGTCAACCAACTTTTCTTTTAACGCTGGCACTTCAAATATAATATGCTCGGGTGCTGCAACTGGATTTGACGGTGGAGGACTAACATTTTACAACGTATCGTTCCCTTCCGTTGCATCAGGTGGTAATAATAACTTTTCTGGCGCAAATACATTTAATAACCTTACTTTTTCTGCGCCATCTACAGGAGGAATTTCATCAAGAAGTTTTTCAGCCAATCAAATAGTAAATGGCACTTTATCTTTTGTTGCCGGAGCTAACGTTACATACCGTTCAATTATTCAATCTAGTACTTCTGGAACGGCACGAACATTTACTGCAAATGCCGTAACCGGCTCTGATGTTGATTTTAGGGATATTATAATTGCCGGGGCGGCGGCTGGAACGGCTATAGCAAGATCCGGGGACTGCGGTGGCAACTCAGGAATTATGTTTCCCAGCCCCAAAACGGTGTACTGGAACCTTGCAGGCTCAAGAAGCTGGAGTGATACAGCATGGGCAACATCTTCAGGCGGCTCGCCTGATGTTAACAATTTTCCGTTAGCGCAAGACACCGCTGTGTTTGATAACACTGGTAGCGCAGGAACAGTTACGTTTAATTCAGGCTGGAACATTGGAACGCTTGACGCAAGCGCACGAACAAGTGCAATGACGCTTGCAATGCAATTTTCCAATGTATTTGTTCATGGCAATTGGTTATTTGGCACTGGAGTAACCACATCACCATTTACTGCTAATTTATATTTTGCTAAAAACGGAACTCAAACACTTACAAGTAATGGAGTTCAATTTACGTTTCCAGTATATACAGTCCGAGGCACGTTGCAACTTGCAGATGCGTTTTCTAGCACAGCAGCTTTTGGGTTTAGTGGGGCGAATGCTACGCTTGACGCGGTTAGTTATAATGTAACTTGCGCTAGTGTTTTTAATAATAATTCAGACTGTACCCTAAAAATGGGGTCTGGCACTTGGACTATAACTGGTACAGGTTCTGTATGGAATTTTAGTACTGCTCCAATTGTTAACTGCGGAACAGCCAATATTGTACTGTCAAACAATACTACAGCTGCCCGTACATTTAACGGCGGCGCAAGGGTATATAACAAACTTACTATTGGTGGTGCAACAAGTACATCAATAACAACCATCAATAATGGTGACACATTTTCAGAATTAGCGTCTACTAAAACGGTAGCCCACACAATTACATATGTCGGGAACAATACAACATATGGCGCTTGGACTGTGACTGGGACGGCTGGTAACGTAGTTACAATTTCTGGAACTGGAACCATAACAATTGCTGGGTCTAGAGTGTCGGGCGTTGATTATTTGGGATTAGGAAGTATGGTTCTTTCTGGAACAAGCCCCGGAGAGTTCTATGCTGGAGCCAACTCTACTGGAGGTACTGGCTTTATCCTTACTGCCGCTCCAACTCCCGTTACTAGATACTGGCGTGGTGGTTCTGGAACTTGGGACGCAACGACCACAACTAACTGGGCTGACACTTCAGGTGGGCTAGGCGGGTTTTCCGTTCCAACGTCTGCGGATACGGTCATTTTTGACTCAATGTCTAATGCAACCGCGTATACGGTAACTTGCACAGCTACTCAGTTGCGTTGTGGCGCTATAACATTTTCAGGCCCTTTAACTGGAAACGTCACTTGGACTGGCTCTGCGCCGTTGGCTGTGTATGGAAACTTTACGCTCCCTGCGACTGGATTAACACGAACTTTTACAGGAAATATTGTTTTTTCTGGCAGTTCAACAGGAAAAACAATTACAACAAATGGCGTTTCTTTAGCATCTGCAATAACCATAAACGGAATTGGCTGTGG